ATTGTGCTGCACTGCTACCCCGTCTCCGAATGATTACATGGAGTTGGGAAACCATTCAGAGTTTTTGGGGGTGATGAAGCGGACTGAGATGCTGTCGATGTTCTTTGTCCATGATGGCGGGGACACATCCCAGTGGAGGTTGAAGGGGCATGCTGAGTCTGAGTTCTGGAAGTGGATGGCTTCATGGTCGGTGTACATCAGAAAGCCGTCTAATTTGGGGTATGATGATCAGGGATTCATATTACCGGAGCTGGTTGTCAGGGAGGATGTGTTGAAATCTGATCATAGACCCAAAGTCGGATTCTTTCCATCTCCGGCGGTTACATTGGGGGAAAGAAGAGAGGCGAGGAAGGACAGTCTTGGAATTAGAGTGGAGAGGATAAAGGAGCTAATAAATGATAAGCCAGATGATATATGGTTGGTATGGTGTAATTTAAACATTGAGGGCGATACGTTGGAGAAGGAATTGCCGGGTTCAGTTCAAGTGAAGGGAAGTGATTCGAGTGATTTCAAGGAGAGAACCATACTTGACTTCGCAGATGGTAAAATTGGAGTTTTGATCACCAAGCCAAAAATTGCCGGGTTCGGTATCAACTGGCAATCCTGTCACAATGTGATATTTGCGGGGATTAGTGACTCTTGGGAATCGTACTACCAGGCTATCAGGAGATGCTGGAGGTTTGGACAATTGGAAAAGGTCAATGTCCATATTGTTTTGTCTGATAGGGAAATATTGGTACTGAGGAATATACACAGAAAGGCTGAGGATGCGGAAAGGATGGCAATGAATATGTTAGAGCATATGAGGGATTTGAACAAGAGACAGATAAGGGGATTGAAGAGGGAGAGGGATGAATATCAGCCGAGGGTTAAGATGGAGGTGCCGAAATGGATGTTCTAAATCAGAGTGTCGGGGATAACTACAGTATGTATCATGGAGATTGCGTAGAGGTATTGAGTGGAGTAAAGGATGGGTCTATTCATTATAGTGTATTTTCCCCTCCATTTCTCAATTTGTATACATATTCAAACTCTGAGCGGGATCTCGGTAATTGTAGGACGGATGGGGAGTTCTACCGACATTTTGGTTTTGTGATTCGGCATCTTTTTAGGGTGACCGAGGATGGGAGGCTATGCTCGATTCATTGCTCCAACGTGCCTTCGATGAAGGAGAGGGATGGGGTGATAGGGTTGAAGGACTTCAGAGGGGAGATCATCAGGATGTTTCAAAGGGAGGGGTGGATTTATCACGCAGAGGTGGTCATTTGGAAAAACCCCGCCACCGAGATGCAGCGTACAAAGGCGTTGGGGTTGCTTCATAAGCAATTGAAAAAGGACTCGTCCATGAGTAGGATGGGCATGCCGGATTATGTAGTGACCATGAGGAAGCCGGGACAGAATTCGAAACCGATACGGAATACGGGCCTATCCGTGGGTCAGTGGAGGGATTGGGCCAGTCCGGTATGGATGGACATTAACCAATCGGACACTCTGCAGTTCCGCTCCGTTCGGGAGCACAAGGATGAGAGGCACATCACGCCATTGCAGTTGCCGGTTATAAGGAGGTTGGTGCGGTTGTGGACGAATCCAGGGGACATTGTTCTGTCCCCGTTCGCTGGTATAGGGAGCGAGGGGGTAGTGGCGTTGCAGGAGGGCAGGAGGTTTGTGGGGATAGAGTTGAAGGATAGTTACTTCAGGCAAGCTTCCGCCAATTTGGGTTCTGTGGATAAGACATCCAAAGGAAGCGGATTGTTGCTGGAAGTGAGGGAGTATTGAAGTGAGTCTATACATTAAATATCGTCCTCAGTCATTGGAATCATTCATAGGCAATAAACCTACTGTACAGTCTCTGGAGTCCATGCTTGGTAGGGGTGATGGGGGAGTACCCCATTCGATGCTATTCTGTGGGCCTACGGGCACAGGTAAGACCACTTTGTGTAGAATAGTGGCTAGTATGTTAGGGTGCTCCGAGCATGATATGGTAGAGATGAATATGGCTAATTTTAGGGGCATAGACACGGTGAGGGAATTGATCAGGAACGCAAGCCTACGACCATTGATGGGTGATGTTAGGGTGTGGATATTGGATGAAATCCAATCCGGCACGAAGGACGCCCAGCAAGCCTTACTGAAGTTACTGGAGGATGCTCCTAAACATTCTTACTTCCTACTTGCTACTACTGATCCCGACAAGCTGCTTCCTACCATACGCTCCCGATGCGCCATATTCAAGACCTCTCCGCTATCGGATAGAGTTATGTTGAAACTGTTGAACAGGATCTCGGATGCAGAAGATAAACAGGTGCCAGACTCAGTGCTGGATCAAATTGTCAAAGATAGCGTAGGCCACCCGAGAGCAGCTCTGGTTATGCTGGATAAGATCATTGATCTGCCTCAGGATAGGATGCTCAAGGCAGTGGAGAAGGTAGCGGCTGAAGAGAATCAGGCCATCGATCTATGCAGAGCATTGTTGAGGAAGGACAAGTGGCAGAAGGTGAGGGAGCTGGTAAAGGGGTTGGAGACCGAAGACCCCGAATCATTACGCAGGATGGTGTTGGCCTACTGTTCTACCGTGATGCTGAACGAGGACAATCCCAGGGCATATTTGATATTGGATGCTTTTAGAAATCCGTTTTATGATACTGGGAAGGCAGCACTAATTTTGGCATGCTATGAGGCAGTACAGTAAATAGCAAAAAATCTCCTAAGTGAAATGAAGAAATTGAGTATAATATAATAAGAGGGGAAAATACGGAGAGGATTAATGTGAAAGACTTCAATTATGATAAAGACCTGACTATAGACATACATAAGCTCCATGAAGAGTGGAACCAACAATCACATCTTTTCATGCGATATGCTGAGGAGGCTGCCGATGCCAAACTCACCATGGATAGATTGAAGGAGAGAGTGGACGTAGTGAAAGCAGAGTTGGATACGGAGATTCGTAAAAATCCAGACAGATATGGGATAGTTAAGTTGACTGAGGGACAAGTGCAGAGCCACATAGTGATGGATGTCAAGTATCGTGAGGCTATGGCAGAGTATTTGGAGTCCAGGCATCAGTATGATTTATTGTCAGCAGCAGTCAGAGCAATGGATCAAAAGAGATCGGCTCTGGAGAATTTGGTTCGATTACATGGACAGCAGTACTTTTCTGTCCCTCAAGTGACCACTGATGATTGGGCAGAGGAAAGGAGAGACAGAACCAGATCATCGGTGAGAAGGAGGATGAACGAGAGAGATGAATGATGGGATACTTATAGGGGCAGTTATATTTACAGCGCCGGTATGGCTGTATTTTGTAGTCAGGTTTGCCGCTATGGCATGGTTCAGGAGCAAGAGAGAACAACTTACAAAAGGAGGGGATAGTTATGACAGCAAGAAGGAGTAGTGGCGGTGGTACTATGAGAGACAAGGTGAGGAAGAGAGCAGAGGAAAGGGAGCAGCAAGGGGGAGGCGGATTCAAGTATGATTTACCGGATAATGTCAATTTCTTTCAGGCCAAGAAGGGCACGATGCACTTGGATATATTGCCCTATGTGGTTACCCAAAAGACCAATCCAGAGGCAGGACCAGGAGAGCAGTGGTATCAGAGGACTGTATGGGTTCATTTCGGTATAGGAGCTGATGATAAGGCATACCTATGCCCCAAGACTCTTAATAAGAAATGTCCCATTTGCGAGAACAGATCGCAGTTGATGAAGGACTCCAACGCTGATTCAGATACCATAGCAGCTCTGAAGGCCAAGGAAAGAGAATTATTCAATGTAGTGGATTTGGATGATGAGGCTAAAGGAGTTCAGTTGTGGGAGTTCAGTTACCACCTGTTCGGTAAGATGTTGGAAGAGGAATTGAGGGAAGGCAAAGAGGAATGGGGGTCGTTTGCTGAGCTGAAGAATGGCTATACATTGAGACTTAGGTTCAGTGAGAAGCAGTTGGGCAAGAATAAGTTCCTCGAAGTTTCCAGGATAGACTTTGAGAGCAGAGAGGATTATCCAGACTCAGTGCTGGATCAGGTGTTGGATTTGGACGAGATATTAAATGTGATGGATTACAAGCAACTGGAAAAGGTGTTCTATGAGTTGGAGGACGAGGATATAAATAAGGAAACGGCTGAAGAAACACCACCGGAGGAGGAGACCAGGAGTCGATCGTCGTCGTTACGTGGTACTCGTAGAGAGGAAAAGGAATCAGAAGAACCCGAACACAGGGGAGAGAGGAAAAGTAGGGCGAGTGAGTCGACTAATGGAGATAAGTGTCCTCAGGGTGGTGAGATTGGCAAGGATTTTGGGGAGTTCGATGAGTGCGATAATGAATGCGATATATGGGATAAGTGTGATGAGATGCATGCTGATCTCAGACGCAGTAAAAGGACAGTAAGGAAATAATTTGATGAAGAGAACCAGAAAACCACTAACAGAACAGGTCAAGGAGAGGACCCATAAAAGGGAGGATAAGACTGGCCCACCGTCCACATTACTTATCCCCACAGGATGCACCAATTTGGATTTGGCTTGCTCTGACTCCATAAGGGGAGGATATGGGGCAGGGAAGATGGTGAATTTGATAGGTGACTCCAGTAGTGGCAAGACCTTGTTGGCTTTGACGATGTTCGCTGAGTTGAATCTACTCAAGGAGTTCGACAGCCATAGGTTTATCTATGATGATGTGGAATGTGCGTGTGAGTTTGATATAGGGAAGCTGTTGGGTAAGAAGACAGAAAGTAGAATGGAGTATCCCCAAAAGGACGAAGAGCCGGATAAGGTATATACCATAGAGGAATGGCAGTATAATGTGGAGATACTATTGAAGAGCGGTGACCCTGTGGTTTATGTTCTGGATAGTTTTGATGCTCTGTCCAGTAAAGACGAATGTATTAGGACAGAGAAAGCTCTCAAAGCACATAAGGAAGGCAAGGAGTTGAGTGGGTCGTATAGGATGGAGAAACCGAAGATAGCAGGAGAGATATTGAGGCAGATAGTGGGTAGGTTGAAAAGTACTAAATCATTGTTACTAATCATAAGTCAGACCAGGGACAATATTGATCCCATGAGTTTTCAGAAAAAGACCCGCAGTGGCGGTAATGCCTTGAGATTCTATGCTTCACATGAGATATGGTTGGCGGTAGTTGAGAAGATAAAGAGGAGAAACAGGATAGTGGGTTCCAGAATCAGAGCCAAGGTGACCAAGAACAAGCTGACAGGTAAACAGCGCACCTGTGAGTTCTTGGTGGATTATAGCATAGGCGTGGATGATGTAGGATCATGCGTGGATTTTATGATAGACGAGGGATTATGGCAGAAAAGTAAGTTGACTTATGATGTGGAGTCGTTAGGGGTGAAGGGAGTGAGAGATAGTATGGTGAAGCAGATAGAGGATAGGGGATTGGAAGGTCAGTTGAGGGAGGAAGTTCAAGGAGCATGGCTGAAGATAGAGGATGATTTGAAAGTAGACAGGAAGCCGAGGTTTAAGTAATGGAGAATAAATACAGGATAGAGAAGAGATTGGAGTTTGATGCAGCTCATAGGGTTATGCATCATGAGAGTAAATGTCGGTTTCTTCATGGTCACCGGTTTTATGTTACTGTATGCGTGGTGCCTAAGAAGGGATTGGATGGTATAGGTAGAGTGATAGATTTTTCAGTTCTTAAACGCAGATTGGGAGGTTGGTTGGACGAGAATTGGGACCATCAGTTAATTCTCCATCGAGAGGATAAGGAATTAATATCGGTGACCGGGGAATGGTGTAGAAATGGAAAGGCTTACCTACTCCCATATAATCCTACTGCGGAGAATCTGGGTAGGTTTTTGGTAGAGGAAGTTTGCCCAGATTTGTTTGCCGATTGCGATATTGAAGTGGATATTGTTGTGGTAGATGAAACTCCTACAAGTAGGGCAGTGGTATGGTAAAGGAGAAAGAAATATATCTACACATTAATGGTTACCCTATTTGTGAAAGCTCGTTAAAGGGAGTGTTTGCAGAATTGTTGACTCATTGTGTAAGAGCAGATGGAGTGGAGTCAGTGGAGGCAGTTCGAGAACAGCTTTGTCAGTTGGTGGATATAATGCAGGAGTACTGTAAGTTGAAGAGGCAAGGTAGCGATAGTATTTTAGACATGAAGCATAGAAGAAGATTCAGAGCTGAGCATACGAGGTTTTGTACTTATCTGGATGGTGTGAGGGATAATTGGAATATGATATTGGAGTTAGGTGGATTGGGATTGTTGAGAGGGTTTGGGATGGCGAATAAGTTCGGAGACTCCCTGCGTGGTGATCCTGAGAGACAGTCTGTAACCAGAGGGAAGGTGGTGGGATGAGTGAGAAAGATATATTGTGGGTAAATGTTTTTAAAGATTATTCCGGCAAATATTGGGTTAGCGATATATATGTAAGTGAGGATAAGGCTAAAAGAAGTGGGTTGTCAACAAGAGGATATTTGTTCACTCATGGTATAGAGGTCACTGAGGAGACGAAGAGTGAAGAAGGGTAGTGGTAAAGGAAAAGGTGGTTCGTTTGAACGTTGGGTATGTCGTGAGCTGTCTGGGTGGATAAGTTGCGAGGAGAGGGACGATATATTCTGGAGGTCAGCGATGAGCGGTGGTAGGGCAACTATAGGATTGAGTAAGGGAGTAATCAGGAAATCCCAAACTGGGGACATATCAGCTGTAGATGAATTGGGGCAGAAGTTCATCAGTAGTTTTGTAGTGGAGTGTAAATTCTACAAGAGCATGAATTTCCAGAGTCTGTTGTTTGGCAAGCCTGTAAATGATTCTATCATTGGATTCTGGAGACAGGTGGTCAGGGATTCTGAGTCTGTTGCGAAGGAACCGCTATTGGTGGCCAAGCAGAACCGTTCATTTGTCGTTCTGGGAGTGGATGGGATGGGTAGGCTGTATGATGTATTATGTGATGATTACTCCATGCTGCCGCTCGTTAAGAGTCTTTTGGCAGAAGATCATCCACTATGTCTGTATAACTTTATGGAGGTACTGGACAAAGTGGATCCTTCGTTTCTGGATTGGCTCTGATATGGCAGCAGTAATATGTAAGACATGCGGAGGCAAGACTAATACCAGTTTACTTAATCAGATGGATTGGCGGAAGATACGCACTAAGATAGAAGCTTTCAGGTGCTATTTAAGATTTGATGGGAGTGATTGGGAGTTGGGATGCGCTTATCCGATAGCACCTAAGTGGCTGAAAAATATAGTGGAAGAATATGGGAGACTGGAGAATGGAAAATGGCGCTCAACAGGAAGTATTAGTAGAGCTGTCAGATAAGATATTGGAATTAAGGAAATTGATGGATCAGTACAGTTCCATCGTAAATAGATTGGGAGATAAGTTTGGTAGCACAATAGAGGTAGTAGAGGAGTTGGCTGAAAACTGGTGCTATAAGTGCGGTAAGTTTGGCGCTGAGTATAAAAGGGATAGAATCTTGTATTGTACGTCTTGCTTTTACCAAGAAGAGTTTAAATTTTGACATTAATGAATGATATAGGTGCACTTGTCGTTTTGGTGATTGTTTTAATCTTTATCCTTAGGAGGGGACTTAGATGAAGACTTTGGTGACATCTGATTTTCACCTATCGGACAATCCGCAGGACGAGTACAGGTGGGGCATCTTTGATTGGCTGAAGAAGGTAGTGAGTGGTTATAAAGTAGATTATGTTTACATACTGGGAGATATATCGGAGAGAAAAGATAAGCACAATTCCAGATTCGTCAACAAGGTGGTAGAGGCATTGACGGATTTACAAGTGGCTGTTCAGGTGATTATAGTAGCAGGAAACCATGATGGGGTAGACAAGGGAGATATTTTCTTTAAGTTTCTCAATAGTATGGGGTTGAGTAATATAGTATTTATAGTGGAACCAGGAGGGGTAGACAAAGATTTATTTCTACCTCATAGTAGGCATCCGGAGGTGGATTGGATTGGACTGGACTTCACTAGATACAATAGAGTGTTTATGCATCAGGCAGTGAGCGGGTGTCTGGCTAACAATGGATTTGCAGTGGATAAGGGATTGAGTCAAGACCACTCTATGTTTTCTGTTGATGGAGTGAAGGTGTATTCAGGTGACGTTCATAAACCACAAACCATGTTCAAGAAGAAGCTGACTTATGTGGGAGCACCGTACCATGTATATTTCGGCGATCAGTATGATGGTCGGGTGCTGTTGTTGGATGACAATGGAGCAGAGACATTCATCTGTCCACCAAAAGGATTATTTCTCAAGAGACATAGCTTTAGCGTCGGACACCCAGATGAATTAGATAAATGTGAAGTCAGAGAAGGTGATCAGTGCAAAGTCAAACTGGTATTGGATAGGAGTGAAGCATGTATGTGGGAGCAGTACAGGAAGCAGGTTAGAAAGGTATGCGGACAGAAACAGTTACAATTATGCGGTCTGGAGTTGACACTTACCCATACAGTCATGGCTGATTCTGATGTGGATGCTAAAGATGTGGAGGAGAAATATGGGGTGGAGAGTGATGAGGATGTGGTGAGGAGATATGCCAGGAAAGAGGGATTGGACGATAGGTATGTGGATGTCGCAGTGGGGATGATTCAATGATAATAAATAAACTAACCATACAGGGATTCAAATCATTCTGTACTAAGCAGACAATAGACTTCTCCCAACTCTCCACTCCTGGATACTTCTTCATAACAGGAGAGAATCAGGTGGAACCGAGATTGGGTGCTAACGGCGTTGGCAAGTCTACTATTGGGGAAGCTTTAACATGGGTACTGTTTGGCAAGACCTCTACCAATCTAAAAGCTGGGTCTGTTGGTAATTGGAAGGAAGGTATTGATTGTGAAGTTGTATTAAACTTTTCTGTCCACGATACGGAGTATGAATTGATTAGAGCATGGAACCCAAATTCACTTAAATTAAAGGAGGGTGAATCAAGCCGGTTGATCGTTCAGGAGGACATCGAGCAACTGATAGGGTTGGACTTCTATGGTTTCCTGTATTCGGTGTTCATTAGTCAGTTTAGTGCTAAGTTTTTCGATCTTTCTCCATCAGACAAGCTACAAGTGTTTACCGAGTTATTGAAATTAGATAAGTGGTTGGAATACAGTGCCGAAGCTAAAAAGCAGACTATGGAATTAGACAGGGAATTTATTAATGTGGAAAAGGATTTGGCTAATGTGGATGGGCAGATAGAGCAGTTGGAGTCACAGGATTATAGCGAGCAATCTGATCATTGGATTGAAGAGCTACGGAGAAGAATTAAATATGCAACTGATGGAATCAATTCTATCAGAATAAAGATAGACAATTGCGATGATGTCGTGGGTAAAATACAGCAGGAGATTGCTATATACGAGGAGAAGGAGAATAAACACAAGGGTAAGATTGAAGATTTGGAAAAGGACATGGTATTGGTGACAGCAGAGCTGAGTGAATATAAGTTGTCTGTTAAGGGCAGTCAGACTGAACGAAATATAGTCATCAGTGATCTCAAGCAGTTGGATGATATGGTGGATGGGAAGTGCCCGACATGTAAACAATCAGTCACCACCGATCACATTCAATTCCATATAACTGCTCTCGAGGAGAAATTAGCATCACTGACTCGGCAGGTGACCAAGCATGAGAGGTTAGCCAAGAGGAGGCAAGTAGAGTTGCTGGAGTTGGGTTCTGCCATAAACAATGAAGAAGTGGATCTCAGGGAAACAGGTATATCCATCAGGAAGTTTGAGCAGCAGATATCAAAATATAAAGTGGACAAGGGATGGATGGAGAAGAAACGGAATGAGTTGTCTGAGCAGTTGAAGCTGATGAAAGAAGAGACAAATCCGTATTCTGAGCTGATGAAACGGAATGAAGAGAAATTGAGATTACTCAACAAAGACCATGACAAGTACGTAGCCGAACTAAATGAGTTGTCCATAGATAGAGAGGTGAGCAGATATTGGGAGAAAGGGTTTAGGGAGATCAGGCTGCTGGTGGTAGAGGAAGTACTGAGGGAATTTGAACTACATGTTAATAACAGCTTACAGAAACTGGGATTGGATGACTGGTCAATCAAGTTGGCTGTGGATAGTGAGACTAAATCCGGCACAGTGAGAAAAGGGTTCACAGTGTTGGTACAGTCTCCGGTGAATGAAGAGTTGGTATCATTTGAGTGTTGGAGTGGCGGAGAGGGACAGCGATTAAGATTGGCTGGAACGTTGGGACTAATGGACTTGATCGCAGACAGGAGTGGAGTGGATTGTAGTCTGGAGATATGGGATGAACCGACTACCTGGCTCAGTACCGATGGTATAGAGGATGTACTGAAAGCATTGGGTGAAAGAGCTGTTAGTAGAAACAGGCAAGTGTTTTTGATAGATCATAGAGACTTGGAGACAGTGGGGGAGTTTGATGGCGTAGTTAGGGTGGTTAAGGACGATGGTGGTAGTCGGATGGAGGTTATATGATTCCTGGCAATAAAGCCAGCAGGTGGGAGCTACCTGATAAAGTGCCGTAGAGTTAGTTGGATGGGGGATGGGAAGGCAGTATACCTGTCCCCCAATATTTGAGGGAGCGTATAAGCTATATATTAAGGACGGTCAAATGACAAAGTATATCTTTAGTTGGATGCTGCTTGCCGCCTACCTGAGCGTGTTTTTGTTCTTCTTGCTGCGTGGCTGGGCGTGGGGGCCCTATTGCGAG